TGATGACATACTCATAAACTTTCTTTTCAGGGTTGTAGACAGTTGCTTCAATAATATCAACAAGCTCATCTGGCTTGTCTTGCATCATCTCCATTACTGCTGTTGAACATTTGCCTTTAGGCCATATTTGTTTAATGTTACGAGCTGGATGTTTGTGAAGTCTAAAGACAGACTCGATTGTTCCATGAGGCCCATCTTCAACTAACAACTCCTTGAGTGGCACAGCTGTAAACTTTAGTAAGTCATCACCATCACCTTCATCTAACAACAACGCACCAGTTCCAACAGCTAAGTCTAGGAATGCTTCATGCGCTTCTGTAGCTAGGTTTGATTGATTGATATAACTAAATAAAATATCAGTAACTTCTTCCAGTTGTTTTTCTACTTTTCCAGCAAACTCATCTGTAATTCCTGTGCCAGCTGATAACTTAGCCCATTTTTTAAACGGTGGAACTAAAGTTGATTGAAGCCTTGATGCAAACCTTTGTGTTCCTATCAATGCTGTTGAATCATATATCTTAGTATTCTTTTTAACACCCTCAGAGTGGTCATTAAACACTTCCCGTTGAGGTAGTGCGTATTCATAACATTCTTTCCAATGCGACTCCCATGATGCGCGATGCTGTTTAGCTGTTTCATATCGTTTCATTAGAGCTGCAACACTCTCTGTACTTTTTTTATAAGTTGGCATAATTTATCCTAATGTGTCTTTTAATCCAGCTTCAGAGTTTGAAATAAGACTGGCTCTACCTCTTTTCATCATTGAATATCTTCTGTCTTTTTCTTTTTTATCAAATTTTTCTTTTCTAAGATTTTTATTTAATAATTTTTTTGCATCTATTTCTTCTTGTGTTTCAACTACTGGTTCTGGTTTTGCTGCTACTGTTTTTTTTCCTGTAAATCCAAATATAAATTTGTTTTCTAGCCATTCCCTGTTAAAGTTAGGTGATAAATTTTTCATGTGTTTCTCCTTTTTATATAATTGTATAATTGCCAAGGTGTTACCACCCAGCACGCTTTTATTCCCACGAGTTGTTTGCATACTGTTACGCATGTCATCAAACCCCTGAAGATAAACTTGTTATTTTTTGCTTTTATTCTTATTACTGTCCAACCATTATTTTTAAAATAACTTGGAACATCGTCTTCATTTGTGTAATTTAAAATAGTTATGTCTAAGCCTTGTCCTAATGGGTCAATTAAAATCCAATTAAAACCATCCCATTTAAAAGCGCAGCAATGCCTAAAACCTTTTCTAGTAAATAAATCCCATAAATGTGGAACAGAAGAATCACCAAACGCAAAGTAATAATCTACTTTAATTGTTTCTGGTTTAGCCATAATTAAATCCAAAAGCTTAATGGGTAGAACGCATCTAACCAAAAACAAACCCAGATAGTCGCTAGAGTATTAGCACTTATAAGTAATGCTGTTACATACTTCATACGGTTAACCACTCTATGTTTGCTTGGGGCTGACCTACTCGCTCTTGTTTACTTCTGTCTCTAAAGGCAACAGCAAAATATCTGAAGGCATCAGCATAGTGACTTGACCAATCGTGTAATGGATGAGGCTTGTATATGCCTTTCTTCTCATCAAACTCTTTACGGTATCTTCTAAGTGCTTGCAGCCCATCCTTTGTGTTTGTCTTCTCGAAATAGCATTTAGGTAGTATGGCCCTAGCAGCATGTATTCCATCTTCAATGCTTAACTTACGAACTACTCTGAAGTGTATGCCTAGCTTACGAGCTGTCTCTAGTCTGGACTTACCAGTACCTAACTCTCTGACTTGTATATCATGTGGAGCGTAATGGTCTCCGAATACTGCTTGATGTTTAGCTCGCCAATCATGCAGCCAATTAATGTAGAACTGTAGGCCCTCACCTTGATTTTCATAACAATCCACAACACGAATCTCCATGCCAATCTGTTGTACTAGCCATATACAAGAAGAATCCGAGACCCCTAAATCCCAGTACGAATCTACAGGAATGTTAGGCTCAACTTTAAAGTCTATAATCTGGTCATTAGGTATGAACTTAGCATAGTAAGCACCATCACGATTAGATAGCACCTCACCTTCCCAGACGTGGTTGTATAAATCTTCGTTCTTTCCTTTAAGATAAAGCCTTTCCTTCTCAAGCTCCTCTGGAAACCATGGGTTCTGATTGTAGTTGACCTTCTTAACATAGGCATCAGGTGGAGGATTAACAACAAAACGCTGGTAAGTGTCATCCATCTCATCATTAGGATTAAAGCTAACCCATATCTCAGAGCCTTTCTTTCTAACCGTTGGTATTAAAGTTTCCCAGCTGGTGTAAGACACAGACTCAGCCTCTTCGACCCAACAAACGTCTAGTCCTTCATAAGACTTGACCTTACTAATATTGTTACTTAGACCAAGGAATAAGAAGCGTGAACCATTCCTACCTATGATTTGAGACTTCTGAACATCAAAGAAATCATTAAGACCTAATCTTGTTACTGTATCACCTAGGAGCTGCAACACTGAATCTGATATAGAGCGTTGTATTTCTCTAGCGCATAGTATTCTCGTAGGTTCTTTAAATGCTTTAAGCACTAACAACTGTGCTATTGAAAAAGACTTGCCTGAACCTCTGCCTCCAAAAACGCATTTATATCTTTTTGGCTCAAGGAATGGAGTGAACTCTTTAGTGAGCTGTAAATCAATCTTCATTGATAATTTTTATGATGATAAACAATAGAATTATTGTTATACACTCGGTCTATAAATGACCCACTTCTAGCCTTATTAATCCATGTTTCTTCAGTGTTATAATAAACATGAATCTTCTCAGCTTCTTTATCTAACTTTTCTTTTCTTTTTTGCTCTCGTTTTATTGCTTCATCCATATCTCGCTTTAGATGTATACGTATCATCTTGTCGTACATTTCAGGAGCTTTGATATGCATTGTGTGTCTAATGCGTCTATGTCCTCTGCAAATTAATTGTCTTACTCTAGTGGCTGAAATACCTTTTTTATCTGCTACTTTTTTATATGACATATTTGGACTGTAATACAAACAGAAAAGTTCTAGCTCATCTTCAGATAAAGAATCAATCAACATATTGAAATCAACTTTGTCTATATCAATGTTCATTCTCTATTTACTTCTAATCCAACAATATTCAATAACGAATCTTTCTTTACCTTAATTACAAACCTATAGATTCTGTTTATTTTTAAGACTTCTAACACTTCTATAGCCTTCTTAGCCATGAAAGCATAATCAAATAATTTTTCTTTTATTCTGTCAATATATTTCTCAGGTTCATCCAGTGTGACACCCCAAAAAGATTTATAGTGCTGAATCATTATCTTGTTAATTTGAGTCACACCTAAAATTGGAAAGGTAAGAAATAAAAAACCATCATCAATCAGATGAAAACAATGTGGGAAATAACGACTAGGGAAACCATACGGGTCAATATCAACAACATTGAACTTGCATTTATTAAAGACTAAAGAATATATTTCTTTTTCGCTATCTGCTTTTATCGCTGTTACTCCTTCTAAACCTAAGTTATTTAAAGCATCGACACGATTAGTGTCTATATCAATCGAAAGAACCTCACCAAATAAATTGTAATATTCACTAAGCGAACCAAACCCACAATGAGTTTCTAAAATATAAATATCTATTTCTTTTAAATATCTATTCAACTGTTGTATTTTTTCTTTGGTGTGCTTGTACTTATCCAAATTGTCATTTTGTTGCAGCCTTCTAATCTTATGTTTAACAGATGACATGGTTGACCCAATATCATTTGCTATCTGCTTATAAGTTTTTCCTTCCTGTTTTAATTGAACAACTTTTTCTTCTAACTCAGGACACCAATCAATGCTCAACTCTTTGCTCCTCTTCCTCTATCTCTTCATGAACTACTGAATCAACTACAGTAATGACCACGTTATTATCTTGCTGGCCTGATAAGTTCACATCTTTAATGTCAGCGTACCCTCTATCTCTTAGAACCATTGGAGCGAATTTGTTAAGCACTACTGGGTTTCTATCTTCAAACACTTGCTTATTAATTTCATCTTCCCATCTATCCTTTAGTGCTTCTTTAGCTTGTTCAACTGCTTCTCTGAATGTGTCAGCTTCTTTTGACCACGCATAGAATGTTTGCCTAGATATATCAACAGCTTTACAAGCCTTGCTCACGTTACAATAGCTATTAACATATTTATTAATAAACTTAATTTGCTTATCACTTAATCCATCCCCAATGAGGATAGGTAATTCATTAGTCATAAGTTTCTAATTAACCTGAGAGTTTTATAAAACATAATCAAAATATAATTTTTAATTGTGGATAAAACTGTTTGTTGCTTACCCCACCTTGTTTCACATTTAATACCTTTGGGTAAGCGAGCTGTATCTGATAACCGCATTGGTGTAGAAGTCATAGCCAAAGAATCTATCCTTGCTCTCCTTTGAGCATCTAGTGCTTTTTGTGTTTGCTTAGTGTTTGGTATGCTTCTCATGTTCATCAGTTCTATCTACTATTAAATCCATTTCTTCTTTCATATCAACAATGCCTAAGTGAGCATCATTAACAGAAATGTTGAACTCTTCAGAAATAACTATCAAAGCAGTAAAATAAAAGTCTGTTGCTTCATCATCATCAAAGTCTTCAATTGTTTCGTCTATGCTATT